AGTTACTGATTACGCAAGAAGTGTTGGTGTTTCAGTAAAAGGAGTTGCTGAATCAGTTTCATCAAATTTAAAACAAATGAATTTATATAATTTCGAAGGTGGTGTACAAGGATTAGCAAAAATGGCCGCAACTTCAGAAAGATTAGGTGTAAAAATGAGTGATGTTTTTGATTTGGCAGAAGGATTAATGTCACCTGAAAAAGCCATTGAAATGTCTGCCGCACTCCAAAGATTGGGTGTAACATCAGGGGCATTACTTGACCCACTAAGAGCGATGGACTTAGCTCAAAACGATCCTGAACAACTTCAAAAAGAAATGGTAAACCTTAGTAAAGAGTTTACTACTTTTAACGAAAAGACAGGAAAGATGGAAATATTACCTGGGGCTAAAAGAAGGTTACGAGAAGTTGCAAATGAATTAGGTATGATGCCCGACGAGTTTGCAAAAATGTCCATCCAAGCTAGTGATTTTGATAGAAAATTAAAACAAATTAGAATGCCGTCACTTGCTGAAGGTGATGAAGCCACTAAAGAACTTATCGCTTCAATGGCACAACTAGATGAGAGAGGTGTTGCAACAATCCAAGTTAAAGATGAAAAAGGTTTTGAAACGACCAAAAAAGTTGAAGAGTTGACACCCGACGACATTAAAAATTTACAGAAAGCAAATGAAGAGTCTTCCAAATCAATTGAGGATATTGCAATTAATCAATTAGATCAAACAAAACAAATTAATGCTTACTTACAGAGTGGGAAAGTGGCAGGAACACTAGCAAGAGCCACCGCACCAAGTATAGAAAAATTAGGATATTTCGTTGCCGACAACACTAAAAGTTTAGCCGAGAACTACAAAAAAGGATTAGGTACGGTTTCTAGCATAAGAGAAAATATTCAAGGTATTTCAGGACCTGTTGAAGATTTTGGATATGGATTTGCAACAGATAATAAAGAAATGATGGACAAAGCTTTGTCAGATTTTAGTACCAACTCTCTTGCCTTAGTTGACAAATACATCAAAGGAACTGAAACTTATGTTAAAAATGTTTTTGATAATGCGATAGAAAGTGTTAAAACTACTTTTGGTAGAGAACAACAACCTTCTCAACCTAAAAAACTTGAAATCGATGTCAAAGTTGAAGGTGATGCAAACACCGCAAAAATGGATGAAAAACAAATTACAAATGTTTTATTACAAACTATCCAAAACCCAAGTGTTTCAACTGCTGTATCATATTCTCTTGACGGAGGGTCCGCACCATCGGCAGCAACAGGTATGAAAAACCAATAATATACTATAAAAAAAAATAGACTATAATCTATTTATAAAATAAAAGTATGGCCGAAAGTTTTTTATCATTTGGTAATTCAGAAACATTCAGAAAACAGTTACTGGTAAGAAACCTACCACCATATAATGTGCCGGGAAGTTATACTTCTCCTGAAAACCCAATCAATTATGAAACTGACCTAACAGTCAGTAATGTTGTTGATTCCCCCAACAATTATGTATCGACAAACATCTTTGCTAAAGATCTATATCCTCTAAATGAATATGGACCTGACGGAGGATTTGGAGTACCAATCGGAGTTAATTTGACTCCTGTATTAGAACCAAATCAAGGGCCATACTATCCTTTGGATGCCGCTCAAGAGGAAGGTTTAGTTGTAATCAATGAATTTTACATTGAATCGGCGTATGTAACAAATAGATGGGGACCATCAGGAGGGTACACAGATTTAGTTATAATTACGGATACCTTCCTTTCAGACCCTATATACCAACCTTATTGGAATCCTGGATACTACAACTATTCATCATATTCATTATTTAATATGATATTTCAAGATGACCCGATTGGATCGAATGGTCCATTGTCATCTGATAGTTATTTAGCTAAAATTGGTGCTGATCAATTAAAGATCGCATTTGATGAAAGAGTTGCTCAAGAAATTAATCAGGCAACTATAGGTGCAATAAATTTAGATACAATATCTGACCCATTTACTGCGAGTTTATTAGCAACAGGTCAACAACCTTTCTTTATTAGAGATTGGAAGATTACAGTTCCTGAAAATCCTTTAGTAAATGCTGTTAATTTGGCCAACAGAATTACAGGAACATATTTTCCTGTGTCGTTTATACCTGGAGATTACTTTGATGAAAATACACCATATGTAAATCCACAACAACAAAACGGTGCTTTAAACACTATTAATAATTTAACGGGAGGTTTACTATCTCCAATATTAAACAAAAGTAGAAACCCGTCTGAAATATTTGTTGCAAATACAGGTAACGGTACTAGATCTACTTTATTTGCAACATTAAATTATAACTTATATCGACCTTCATATAATATTGGTTTAATACAAGGTCTTTCAGCTTTGGCCGGTGCTTTGGTTGGACAAGATACTCCAGCAACAGGAACATACTATGTTGGTAGTCCTAATGCCGAGCCAAGTTTAATCGATTCACCACCAAACCAAGTACCTGTAAATCAGTTTGGTCAACAACAAGCGACCATTGTTTATGGACCTCAAGAATTAGCCATTCTTTATGAAGGTAATAACGAACAAATCAAATTTGGTCTCAAAGGAAAATCTTATGAAGATGGTGGAGGAACTGCGGGTCAATTAGTTTGGACTTCACCAAAATATAAACCCAACGCAGGATTTAGAGCAACTCAAGGTGGTGGGGCCGGAAGTGTTGATGGTGAGTTTAACGAAATATCGGGGGACTACCTACAGTATGAGTCCACAAACATTGAATTCAAACCTGGATCAATTCTCTATAATACTCAAAGATTAATTGAATCTGCAGATCAAGTACAAGGTGAAGCAAGATTAAAACATGTTGGAACTGCAATCAATCAAGTATCTAAAGTATTCAATGATGGATATAAAGAACTTACCAAAGGTTCTCAAGTCTTATCTTATGTTAATCAAGCCGACGGAACACAAGCGGGACTTGAGTATTGTAGAGTGTTTCAAAAAGATACACCATATTTTACATACGCTGATCTTCAGAAAGTTGATGGTATTACTAAAACAGGAAGACAATTTGACTACTCAATTTTTGATAATACATATAACTTGAATATTGCTCCTTTTAGAAATCCAGGTTCTACAAACATAGTTGATGGTAAGGTTAAAAAATATATGTTCTCATTAGAGAACTTGGCTTGGAGAACATCAGATAGACCAGGATTTACTTATGATGACTTACCTGTTTGTGAGAAAGGACCAAATGGTGGAAGAATTATGTGGTTCCCACCCTATAACCTAACATTCTCTGATGACTCAAGACCTGAGTTTAACCCAACAACATTCTTAGGAAGACCTGAACCTATCTACACTTATAAAAATACAACTAGAAGTGGTCAGTTAAGTTGGACAATAATTGTTGACCACCCAGCAATGATGAACACAATCATTGAAAAACAATTAAAAGGAGTACAAAAAGATAGGATACAAAGTATCGTTGACTCTTTTTATGCCGGTTGTACAAAATATGATCTTTATGAATTAGGTATTAAATTTAATACAATACCAACTAAAGACTTGTTTGTTTACCAACAAATATTGAACAACCCAAGATTAACCGAAGAAGAGCAATTTCAAGTATTACAAAGTTTACCTGTAGATGAAGCAACAAGTACAACTATTGGAAAGGCTGAGGGTGGTGATGGTAATGCAAATAATACGGCAACAGGTACTCAACAACAAGGTAATCCAGAATTTGAAACTGTTGATCTTTCCAAATTTGAAGGTACAGGATTTTACTTTGATAACGACTGTCCTGAGTGTACAAACTCTACAGCCGTTGTTGCTAGTCAACCTTTTGACTATTGGTATAATCAATATGTTGGAAAACAATCAAGTTATCAAACAAAAGCACCGGCTAAAGTAAAATCAGGTAACGACATTTTCTCTGGATCTGGTGTACCAAACTTCTTTAATGAGGTAGTAATCGGAAACTTTAATTTTGTTAAAAACGATTTGATGAAACAAATCGAAGATATTTTGATAAATAAAAATGGATCAATTCAAATTGAAATGGTTGGTTCTGCATCGGCAATTGCAACACCATCGTATAATCTTAAGTTATCTCAAAGAAGAAATGATTCGGTTTTAAAATGGTTTTTACAACAACCCTTATCAGGAGGTACAACATTACAAAAATACTACGATGATAATAGAAGATTTGATCTCACATTAAATCCTAATGGTGAAGAAATTGTCATCCCTAAGACAAGAGAAGAAACAACTGCAACTACAATAACAACAGATATAAGTGTTAATAATTCAACAGGTGGAAATATTCTAACTGCAAGTGTAAACTGTACAAATAATATTGCTGACCTTAGTTATAATCCGGCAAAAGTTACGGCTGTATCACAGGTCTACAGTATACCTGCAATGGCTTGTCGTAGGGTTGCAATTACAAAGATAACCGCTAAAGTTCAAAAAGAACCCGAAAAACCTGTTAACGGTTCAAGCTCAACACCTCCTGGACCTACAGTTAATAACTCACAAGACATTCTTACGGGTATTACTCAAAGTATTAAACCAGAACCTAAAATTACTGTTGAACAAAAAATTAAAGAAGGTATATCAAAAAAAATACTTAGAAACTTATTCACAGAGTGTGATTACTTCGAAGTTATTAAAGAATCAAACCCCATGGTTTTTGACACAATTAAGGATAAAATTAAATTCTTTAATCCGGCATTTCACTCTATGACACCTGAAGGTTTAAATGCAAGACTTACATTTTTACATCAATGCACAAGACCTGGACAAACTATTCCAATTATTGGTCCTGACGGTAGACCAAAATATAACGATGCGTTAAACACATCATTTGGTGCACCACCTGTGTTAGTATTAAGAATCGGTGACTTTTTCCATACTAAAATTATTCCTACTTCATTAGGATTAACATTTGAACAATTAGATATAAACCCTGAAGGGATTGGTGTACAACCAATGTTAGCTAAGGTAACGATAGGATTCAATGTCATTGGTGGTATGGGACTTAAAGAACCTGTACAACAACTTCAAAACGCGCTTTCATTCAATTACTACGCAAACACTGAAATTTATGATGAAAGAGCCGTTGCGACTGAAGACACAAGTGAAAGAGATAAATATGTTGTTGAGAAGTTAACAGGGGGATTACCACCGGTTAGTCAACAACAACAGGCGGCTATTAACAGCGTACAACCTAAACGAGGAGGTTCAACGGTTGGTTCAGTGGTTGATGCAACAACAATGGACTATAGTGGTGTTTATGCGGAATTAGAAACTAACATTCAGGGTTACTTCAAAGCATATTATGACTCACTGAGTAAAACAACATTAGACTACTCTTATGGTGCGGTTTTGATGTCTATTAAAAATAACAACTACACAAAAGGTGATTTGGCAGAATACACAAATTTAAAAACTGAAGTTCAAATTTTTGGTAAGTCAAATGAATATCAAGACTTAGTGGACGGTTTGGTTAAACAATGTGAAGATGATATTGTTTTGGGTAATAACCCTATCCTTAAAGCGGCTTTAGATAGATCTGGAGGAATTACAGGAAAACAAAAAAGAGAAATACAGGAAAAATTAAAAGCTCAAGTCGGATTAGGAAAAACAGAAATTTTAAATACAATATTCAACAACTCCACAAATATTATATCAGTACAAACTGATTTAAACTATGTGTTTAGAAAATTAGATGTTATATCTGATCAGTTAGATGGAAGTTTAACTCAAACCAATGAACCACTTATGTATGATTTAAGTGGAGACACATTCTTTAATGTTGATGAAAACAGTGGATCAGTATTTGATATTCTAACTTTCAAAGTTAAAAACATTATAAAAGCATTCAACGACTTAGTTGTTGCAAGAGGTTTCGATGGGGACAACTTCAAAAAGATTAACTCAACTATAGATAATGGTTCTGGATGTCAAGTTGTTTTTAATCAAAACGAATCTTTTTTAGAAAATTGCCCAACTAACCGATATTATTCATTAATGTGTCCATTCTTTTTAAAAGAAGACAAATTCACAACTATGGTAAACGAACTTACAAATGGTCCGGAAGTTAAAGGGGATGCTAATAACTTGGCAAACACAATAACAGTTCAGTGTGAAGAATTGAAAAAAGAATTCAAAGCTTTTCAAACCTATTTGACAAACGAATTGAAAAAATTCGAGGATGATCCTCTTTATAAAGAGGCAACAACTTGGAAAGTTCCTGATAATACAGTAAAAACATGCTCCTATGTAACACCAGCTGTTGGTGACCTGAACTCAAAAAGTAAAAAAATAAAAGATTTGTATTCAAATATTAACCTGAATGATAAGAAAAATACATTCAACGGAAAAGTAACATTTAATTAATTATGCCATACTCATATTGGAATAGATATAGTGATTTTTTAATAAACGGAGAACAAACACCGGTTCCGTTTGCACCCCTACCATCTAAGTCATCAGACAAAAATTATATTTACAAGGTAGGTCAATCAAGATTAGATAAAATATCTCAACAGTTTTATGGAACACCATACTTTGGTTGGTTGATCCAAATGGCAAATCCACAATTTTCGGGTAGTGAATGGGCAATTCCTGATGGTGCAGTATTGACAATTCCATTTCCATTGGTAGCTTCTTTACAAGACTATAAAAACTCATACGAAAATTACTTCTTTTATTATGGTAGGTGATCAAGAAAATATATTAGTAGAACTTGACTACGACAACATAAGTTTAATTGACCCTAACAAAGTTATAGATGAACAGGGGAACATATCAGACAGACTTGTAAAACAAGAGAACCTTGTTTACTATGCAAATCTCGAATGCAATGTTCTACCGAGAACAAAACTAGCGGTTGGTACCGCATTAAATGATTCTGTCAGAACAGTATCTGTTGGTAAAATAAACTTCCTTAATCCAGGGAATAATACATTCTTGGGTACAGGTTGGGCTGATGAACTTACAGGTAAAGACACTCTTACAGGTCAAGGTGTAAATCAACCAAGTCAAAAACAACCAACTAATCCTAACAAATCTGATGACTATTACATTACACAGAACCTATGGTCGAATGGAACACCAGGGGCTGTAGATAATGGGTTATTAGGAATGAAGTCTATTAATGTTTCAATAGGAACCGACTTCTTACCTTTAATTGATGTTGACTTAGAAGATGTGAAAGGAAGAGCACTTTTTGAAGGTGGAAACAATTCTCCATATGCAGCATTTTTTCAATTACCGTACCCACAGTTTACTTTAACACTTAAAGGATATTATGGAAAAGCAATCAAATTTCCAATAATGTTACAATCTTTCACATCCACATTTGATCCAAGTACACATAACTTTCAAATTAAGTTAAAATTTTATGCATACAAATATACATTACTTTCTTATGTGAATTTTGGGGCTCTTATGGCAGTTCCACAAATGTATAAAAGTAGTATAACAACAACCCCTATACTTAAGGAACAAGGTAATACGGTATCAGGATCTGGTTCGGTTACGGCACCACAAACAGTGAGTAGAGGTTATCAGAAAATGAAAGAAGTTTATTCTATTTATAAATCCAAAGGTTTAATTCCTGACAACTTCCCTGAAATAACTTTGTTACAGTTAAAATATAGATTACAAAATTTTATCAAAGAAGTTTTAGATCAGTTTGAGAAAGAAAATATGGGTCTTCTGACTGATATGACTTTGTATACAAACAATCTATTAACATACCAACAAAAAGTTTTTTTATTTTCAAGCGGATCTTGGTTTACCACCTATATGGATAGAGACTATCCAATTGTTTTGAAAAAAAAATTTCAGAATGCCTATGTCTTCAAAACAGTTTATGAAGACCCAAACAAACGAGTTGACGCAATTTCAAAGTTAGTTGCGGACATAAATCAATACAATGATGTTTTACAACAAAATTCAGTGTTTGGTATTAAAGGAAGTTTTACGGTTGGGGGTGTAACAACACAATCAAACATACCTGTCAATATAGATTTTGAAAACACATTTCAAAGACAAATCGATATTTCCATGATTGATTTGGTTGCAACATATGTCGCACAAAAAAATGCACCAAAAGGAGATTATTCAGAGTCAGATTCTGTAATTATAAACTACAAAAAAACTTTGGAAGGTACATTAGCAGCAAACGATAACAAGGTTTATGTATTCGAAGGACCTGGTTCATTCATGGAAACGACAGATCAAATAGCTAAAACTGCATCTGAAAAAAGAAAAACTGTTGAGTCCGCTATAAGTGCCAGTTTGGCAACAAAATTCAACTCTCAAGGAAACGGAGGTTTAGGATTTGTTCCAAACATAAGAAACATCTTAGCAATCTTTTATTGTCAAGGTGAAGCGTTTCTTAGATTACTCGATGAGGTACATAAAAAAGCTTGGGATCAAAGAGAGAATAAATACAGAAGAGCGGCAATATTTGGTAATGTAACATCGGCACCAAGTGTTGATGTTAAAACTTCTACCCAAAATAACGAACCAATTTATCCATGGCCACAGGTTATTAAAGAAACTATTGGTGAGGATAATAAAGAAAAATTTGAAATCGTTTATCCTGGTGATCAAACAGTTGCAACGACATATAGGGCTTACAGTCCTGAAGTTTGGCCTGAAGTTGAATTTGTTGAACAATTCATCAAAGGTTATACAGAAAGAATTAATACTGATTTATTTGACTCACAATCATTTGGTTCTGATTTACAACCCGAAAGAGAATCGTTAAACGGGATTGATTTTCCTATTTCAAATGAGGTATTTCAAAACAAAGAAGAATCGAAATATTTTTATGAAATCTATGAGAGATTAATGATAAACTCTTTTTATAGTAGATTTAATAGAAAATCAGGATACAACTTAAGCATATATGAAGTTGAAGGAGACGCTGAGGCGGTGAATGTACTACAAAGTTTGGGTGTTGATAATCCATTTTTGGCAAAAAAATTAAAAGAGTATCTTTTAGATTCTAATAATTATGTACCATTTTTAAGACACATCTCAAATGAAGGACAAGGTGAAAGTTGGCAAACATTTGTTAGAGGTGAATTTGTTACTCCATATCTAAGAAATGATGTTAACAATCCTAATGTGTTATATAATGGAGCGATTTTTTCATCTTTAGAATCTCAACCAACGGTATCACTAAGCAATCAAAACAATATTGTTAATATAACTAAATATCTCAGTGATTCATCAGTATCAAATGAATTTGATTTTGTTGATACATACCCTATTACAGATTTTCCATGGGTAAAAGTAAACATGGCAAACGGTAAAAGTTTAAATAACGCAAACGAGGTTTATGACACTAAAAATATTTTAAATTACAATGAAGTTCACAAGACGGTTACAAACTTTACACTACAAGATACACGAAATGATAAAAGACCATTTACTCATTTTAATTTTTTAAACATAGATGTTACCGCAAATTCGGAACTTCTTAAAACATTTTATGAAACTAGAAAATTTTCATCTCAAGTAATTACTGAGGGTAATTTAAATTATGAAAACTATGTAGGTCAGTTGACTGCAAATCAAACTACCTCAATGATGAATACCCCTTATTTTATTAATGCTATACAAAGAGGGGTATTTAACTTTAGATATAAACAAAACGAAGTATCACCATATAAAAGTGCTGCATACTTGTTTCTGAATAGTTTACCTTTAGCAACTCTTAAAGAAAGATATAGAACCCTAAAAGATTCTACGACAACTGATTTGGATTATATAGTCTCAACTTTGAAAAAGTTTGGTGCGGTACACAAATTACCATATGCTTGGATTTTAAAGTACGGTTCAATATGGCACAGATACAAAGTATACAAAGAAACGGGAGTAGATATTTTAGATGAAGTTTGGAAAGATTTTAACTATTTAGAAAATTGGGACCCTGCAACATCAGCAGCAACCTATTCATATAATCTAACTATTGATGGTACACCAAGAAATTTAGTCTTAGATGCAACTTCACCAGCTCCGGCATTTACTGATATTAACACAGGATTTTACCCTCAACTAGTTGATGATTGGAATGTGTTTATACAAGGTTTAAAAATTTTTAGTGGGCAATCTCAAGTCAATGGTACCTTAGTGGTACAGTCTATATCAGGTACTTGTAACACAATTCAAGTTACAGGTACTTGTTCAACAAATGGTACGGGTATTACAATTAATTCAATTACAAATAATTACATCACACTACCACACACAATTTTTATACCGGCACTTAATGCGACAATTCAGTTGATCACTCAACAAACTGGTACACCAGGAGGAGTTGGTTTTTATACAACACCTCTCAACTTTAACGCGGCGTTTACAAGTTTACCTTTTATTTTGGGTAGTTTTGGAACAATAACAAATAATAGTCAATATCAACTACAATTAGGTTCTATTTTAAGCGGAAGTTCATCTGTTTCTGCAGTTACTATTTTGGATGTTTTTAGTGCTTCTTCGGCCAACACTCAAATATATGAAATATCAACTTCACCCGCAGAATCTTACGCATATAATGTATTAAATCCGCCAGTACAAGTTTTATCAATCACAAACAATCTTATAACTAATGGTAGTATTCTTAATGGAACTAATTTGTTTGGTGACTTAATAATTTCATCACAGATTTCAGGAACAACTGGAGGCATTGGATTATATCAAACCTCATCAATACAACCGTCAGTTACATCTCCTTTTGTATTACAAGGTGTTGTAATACAAGGTATTGGTTCTCAACAAATTCAAAACAACTTGAATAATGAGAATTTAATAATGATGAATACAACAAACTCAACAATTTATGAAACACCTGGTTTTGATTTATCAAGTTTACAGAGATCGATGAGAATAAGTCCGTGGTCTGTATTGGTAAGAAATACAAAAGCCCCAAACACTTATTTTGTCACACCTTCATTTGGATCAAACATAAATCAAGTAAAATCAGAAGCTTTCAAATTTGGTTTGATGAAACAGGAACTATCTAACAACCCATCAATGTTTAATGGAAGTGTAAGATTGTTTTGGGATGTACCACAGTTTGGGTGGTTTGACAATTCAAGAGTTGTTAAAAATGATCCTGAGACATACATGAAGAAAATACTCTTCGACCAAGCAGACCAACAAAACTTTTCAATTAACGGTAAAAACTCAGATTACTCAAACTTTGAAGAATTATTTACAACTTTTGACACAAGTGTTTTAGATTATCTTGAATCCGAGTTTTTAAATTTTAGTAGGTCAATTTACGATTTTGAAGATACTTTACCAAATCCATTGATACAACAAGAACTTGTGCCAGGTTCTCGAAGAAGGGTAAATGAGATTACAGATGCTGAGAGATCATATAAAAATTTCCAAGCATTAATGAGAGAACTGATGGTGGTTAATAAACCAAGTGGTGATTCGCCAGAAGTAAAACTTGAAAATGTAATAACAGAACAAAATCAAAAGTTTCAAAGTGTCTTAAGTGAGTTTATTAATTACGATGTTGCTTTTAAATATGGAAATCCAAGTAATTTTAATAAGAGATTGTTTTACACCTTCTCTTCAAAATTTATTGAAGAACCAATTATTTATAGTCCTTATGAACAAGGAAATTTACCACCCCAAGTTTCTCTTGCACAATCGAAAACACAAAACCCAAAAACATGGGAAGCTTTAGAATATTATGTTGGTAAATCAACAATACCTCAGTTAGAATATAAAAATAGTGGGTCTTATATAACAGACTTTTTTATTAATATGAATGTTGCATTCAATGAAAAAAATGTTCAAGACTTTGCACCTTTAATTAAAATTTATGCATCACAAAAGTTAAAAACGCCCAATTTAAATTTGGGTAGTTTTTATAATTTAATGAATACATATATTGATGAGTCGGATCTTTATATTGGTAATGTTTTGAATGTGATGTTACCATATGTAAGAAAACAACTACCAAATGTCTTCGTAAGTAACGATGATACTGCAACAAGAGCAAACTTGGAAGCTGGTTTCACTGAACAAACAAGAGTTGAATTGTGGGAAACTTTCAAAGCATTAAATGATACATGGATTGCTGGATTTGATTTTGAAAGTAAAACATTATTTGAAGATGTATTGTTAGTCGATAGGGCAAGTAGAAATGTGGGTGACAAAATTTTAGTTGATATCTACGGTATTATAAATTTGCTCGAAGATGGTGCGACTGAAAAAAAACAAGGTAGTAATTCTTACAAGAATACTTTGTTGGATATGGTAACCACAATATTAATTCAAAACAATTTTCAACATTTCATGTTACCGGCATATGTAAACTTTTATAATGTACAAGACGCACAAAAAAACCCAACACCAAGACCTGACGGAACATTAGAAGTTGGTAATATGATGTTCGGAACTTATCTGAATGTAGATTACAGACAAAGTTCGCCTAAGTTTCTTTGTTACTATGTTAGTAAACCAAGTGAACACCTTAACATGAATGACAATATTGATTATAGATTTAGAGATGATGCGTTTGATTTGAGACGAGCTAGCGACAACCCACTTTTAGAAAATCTTAAAAACAAAAATGATTGGGATAAGTCTAACAAGATTATTGGATTTAATGTAGACCCTACAAGGGAGAACCAACAAATATTCAAATCATTCAGTGTGGCTCAAGATCCTGGTAAACCAACATCAGAATCTTTAGAAATGTTGAATCAAATGGCTAATTTAGGAAAGAACCGGAGATCTACAACACAAAATGTTTCATTATATAACTTATATAAAAATAGAAGTTATGCTTGTTCAGTAGATATGATGGGGTGTGCATTAATACAACCTATGATGTATTTCAATATTAGAAACATACCTATGTTTTCAGGACCATACATGATTACTAAAGTAACTCACACTATTAATGAAAGTGGATTTGAAACTAAATTTGATGGAACAAGACAACCATTCTATAGTTTACCTTCAGTTGAGAACTTCTTACAAACACTTAACGAAAAACTAGTTTCCCAACTTCAAACTAAGGTTAAAGAAAATGAACAAATAAGTAAGGCTAAATCCGAAAATGTTAAAATACAAGCTGAAAATACAATTGCCAATTTAAATTCTGAAGACAAACTTACTCAAAATCAAGATTGTGCCGCGCAGATTAATAATAGTTACGCAGGATTTGTAGGTGTTGATACACCTCAACAAACTACAGTATCAACTAAAGTATTAATGAGTACAATTGAAGAAGTCTTGAGTGAACAAGGATTATCACCAACTGGACTTACCTATCAAAATTTAATATCAATAATATTCACATTTGTATATGTTGATTCAGGAACTGAAAGTGGTTCGTCAGTAAGTGCATATGAAAATAATTATAGTACAATAAATCTAACCGAAGTTTACTCAGATAAGTTTTTTGAATATATAAATAGAAAATACTTCTGTGTATCGAGAGGTTCAAATCCAAACTTACCGATAGTTGTCTTTAGATCTTTAAAAGACTTTATAAAGTTTGTATACACTAGAGTTGGAAACATACCAAGATTTTTAAATAACGACCTTAATGACTTTTCACAATTTGGACAAGATGCAATTCCATTTGCGTTGGCAAAAGAATATGTTTTGTATTACCCTACTAATCAAAATGAAAATGTATATAAACAAATAGAGGCAGATCCTAACCAAATAACCAAACTTAGACAAGAATTTGTGAATGCATTCAATCAATCAATCGCAATTTTAAAACAATGATGATATTTATAAATAAAATAACTTATGAGCGTTAAATTAATATTGGATAACTACTTAGGAAAAAACACTAGAGTTTCTGAAAAAGATATGGGTGATGGTACAAAACAAGTTTGTGACTTAGACACCGGTGACTGTTATACAGTTAGAATGAAAGACGGATTGATTGAAAGAGTTGATAATACAATGAAAACTTTTAAAAAAATCCAAGTCGAAACCAATAAAGGGATAAAAACACTGTTAAACGGATAGAAATGAAAATTGACGAAAAAATATTAAATGAGATTGCAAGATATAGACAAATCAACAAATATATCTTAGAACAAGATGCACCACCTGTAGATCCAACAGTAGACCCTGCGGCAGCGGGAGCACCACCCGTAGATCCTACAGCAGACCCTGCTGCGGCGGGAGCACCACCTACTGATCCTGCGGCACCACCAGCACCAGCAGCACCGGCAGCGGGAGCACCTGTAGATGTTGCGACTGATCCTGATGTTGAAGAAGTTACACCTGAAGGTGAAGGAGGAGAAGGCGATGTTGAAGAATTGGACATTACAGATCTTGTAGATTCTCAAAAAACCATGGCAGATAAACAAGAAGAGTATTTTGAAAACTTGTTTAATCAAATTAAAACTATGGAAGATAAATTGGCTGAAATGGATAGTTTAGTTCAGAAAATCGATTTAGTTGATGCTAAACTTGAAAAGTACAGACCTAAAACGGCACAAGAAAAATTAGAACTTAGATCTTTAGATTCGGGTCCATTTAAACAAAACTTAGCTGATTTCTTTAAAGATAAAGAAGAAGACATGGAAAGAAGTGGGAAAAATGAATATGTTCTTACAAAAGATGATGTTGAAAATTACAGCGCATCTGAAATAGAACAATCATTCAATGAACCAATGGAAGACGAAGACGACATGATTTTAAATAGATATAATTCATAAGGTTTAAGGTCGAAATTATCGACCTTAAATTTTTTTCTGACACAATTTGACTATACCTTTTTTTACAACTATAATTTTTACACATAAACTCTAAATTTTTAATTACACATGGCGACAAATTCATTAGACGCAGTACTTGCACAGTACGAAAAATCACAAAGTAGTTCAAACACTACAAACAAAATGTCTTCAGAAGACCGAATGAAAAAATACTTTGCGGCTCTCTTGAAAGATAATGAAAAACAAGGACAGAGAAAAATTCGAATCCTACCTACAACCGACGGGTCCTCACCATTCAAAGAAGTATGGTTTCACGAAGTTCAAGTAGACGGTAAATGGCAAAAGTTTTATGACCCTTCCAAAAACGACAATGAGCGTTCACCTTTAAACGAGGTTTACGAAGAACTTATGTCAACAGGAAAAGAATCTGATAAACAATTAGCCACACAATACAGATCTCGTAAATTTTATATCGTTAAAGTTATCGATCGTGATAACGAACAAGATGGTGTTAAATTTTGGAGATTTAAACACAACTATAAACAAGAAGGAATCCTTGATAAAATCATTCCAATTTGGAAAGCTAAAGGAGACATCACTGACCCTGACAATGGTCGTGACTTGATTCTCGAGTTAACTAAAGCAAAAACACCTAAGGGTGCAACTTACACAGTTATCCAAACTGTTATGTATGATGATCCATCACCAATTTCAGATGACTCAAATGAAATGGCTGAGTGGGTTGGTGATGAGATGACTTGGGAAGATGTATACTCCAAAAAACCTGTCGAATACCTTGAAGCAATTGCAAGAGGAGAAACTCCAAAATGGGATTCTGAAAAAGGTGGTTATGTATATTCAAACGATGAAACCGCTGAAGTTTCTATGGGAGGATCAAAGTCAGTGTCGATTACTGAGGTTGAAGATCCACAAGCAAATGACGAAGTAGACGAAGAACTACCATTCTAAATTAATTCCAAAAAGTATAACGGGAGCAGTTTATTGTTCCCGTTTTTTTGTTTATATTTTTAAAAAAAACAAAAAAATATGAAATCAATGATCGCGGAAAAATTGAAGGATGCTTTAATAAAAAAATATGAGGCAGAAATTGCCGACGCCGAAGCAAGGCTCTATGTTTATTTTACAAATCCTGTTGGTATTGGAGAACATCCTCAACATACAGAAGAAATGGATCATTTAGTTGGACAACTAACTGACGCTAAAGACAAATTAGAAACAATTACAAATTTTAAAATCTACGAACTATAATGGCACTGAAAAAAAATGATTTTAGCTCCGTGAAGAAAAAGTTTTCTACATCGGCAAAATATAAACCACAAAGATTTTTTGATCTTGGTGCAGAGTTCCTTGATGCGGTTGGTTTACCTGGTCCTGCAATCGGACATCTTAATATGTTATTAGGACATTCAGATACAGGTAAAACAACAGCACTTGTTAAAACTGCTGTTGATGCTCAAAAGAAAGGGATTCTTCCCGTGTTCATTATTACAGAACAAAAATGGTCTTTTGAACATGCAAAAATTATGGGTTTTGAATGTGAGGAAGTAGTTGACACAGAAACAGGAGAAGTTGATTGGGATGGATTCTATATCTTTAATAATGACTTCGACTACATCGAACAAATTACAGATTACATCAATGACTTACTTGATGCTCAAGAAAAAGGAGAGTTAGATTATTCTTTATGTTTCTTGTGGGATTCAGTTGGTTCAGTTCCTTGTAAAATGACTTATGAGGGTAAAGGAGGTAAACAACACAATGCAAGTGTTTTGGCCGACAAAATTGGTATGGGTATCAACCAAAGAATTTCAGGATCTCGTAAGGCAGATTCTAAATTCGAAAATACCTTAATCATTGTTAATCAACCTTGGGTAGAATTACCTGACAATCCATTTGGTCAACCTAAGATCAAGGCAAAAGGTGGTGAGGCGATTTGGTTAAACTCTTCTTTGGTATTCTTATTTGGTAATCAAAAAGGTGCGGGTACAACAAAGATCACGGCAACAAAAGATAAGAGAACTGTTAAGTTCGCTTCAAGAACAAAAGTGTCGGTTATGAAAAACCACATCAATGGTCTTGGTTTTGAAGACGGAAGAATTATTGTTACTCCACACGGATTCTTGCCAGGTAAAGATACGACAGAAGAAAAGGCATCAATAGAGAAGTATAAGAAAGAGTATGCTGACTATTGGAAAGACATAATTGGAGTTGATGGTGACTTTGATTTGAAAACAGAAAAAGAAGAGGTAGAGTAAGAATCATTTAAGATTTTAGGAAGTGTCCAAAACATTATTAGTCGACGGAAATAATTTATTGAAAATTGGGTTTCACGGTGTTAGAGAATTCTATCACAATGGAAAACATGTTGGAGGAATTTGGCACTTTCTGAATACTCTTCGTAAATTTTTAGATGAACACAACTATAACAAAGTTGTTGTGTTTTGGGATTCTAAAACCTCATCTTCACAAAGAAGATTGATATATCCAAAGTATAAGTTAAATCGTAAATCATCAGAAACCGAATCAAAAGAGGAATCTTTTGCAGAACAAAAACAAAGGGTTAAACAATACCTCGAGGAGATGTTTGTAAGACAACTGGAAACGGAACACGCTGAAGCTGATGACTTAATTGCCCATTACTGTAAAGTGTCGTTAGATGAAGAGAAAACGATCTTTTCAAGCGATAGAGATTTAACTCAACTTATATCTGAAAAAGTATCAATTTATTCACCATCCACAAAACAATATTATAAGTTAGGAGATACAATAAAGTTACATGATGTTGAAATACCTCACTATAATGTTAAAGTAGTTAAAATCCTAACAGGGGATAGTTCAGATAATATTGATGGAATATTCTATTTAGGTGAAAAGACATTAGTTAAATTATTTCCTGAACTACTTGAAGAGTTAGTACAAATACCTTATATTTTGGATAAAGGTACTAATCTACTTAAAGAAGAAAAAGGAAATGTTGCCCTTCAGAATCTGTTGAGTGGTAAAACAAAAGAAGGTATTTTTGGTGATGAATTTTATGTTATCAATCAAAAGTTAGTCGACTTAGATGAACCACTTTTAACGGACGAAGAAAAAGAATTAGTTAGACTATATTACACTGAGTCGATGGATCCAGACGGTAGAGGACATAGAAATCTAATTAGAATGATGATGGAAGATGGTTTTTTTAAATACCTACCTAAAGGTGACGACGGTTGGGTAAGTTTTTTGAAACCATTTCTCAAGTTAACAAGAAAAGAAAAAACAAAATTTAGAAACAAAAAAAACTAAAAAAACAAAATGAAAGAACAGGATATTACAAAAGTAGAATTTTTGTTAATGTGCAATGACAACATCGTAGTTCAACGATTTTTCAATGTTAGAGGTTTCAACAAAAACGCTCACAA